TTGCTTCTGTTGGGTCGATTAATTGTGCCATTTGTTCTCCTCGTTTATTCTGTTTCTACATATATAAGTATGTAGTTATATAAAAAGTATCCTTTTTTTCTGTTATTATTCAGGGAATACCGCTCCTGTTGGTAAAATATTAAAGTCTAGTATAATAAATTCTGCTGATTTAGCTGGTTGCAAGAATATTTCACCGATCATTTGATTTCTATCAATTACATCAGCTGTATTATTCGAAGCATCCATTATTACTTTGTAAGCATGAAGACCTTGTCTTTGTTGTACACTTTCGAAGTATGGATTAGCTATATTTAAGAATCGTTGTCTAGTAGCAGATGTATTGTTTTCAAATACAAGGAACTTAGTTGCTGATGCAATAAATTTCTTCGCTGCTATTAATAATCTTCTTACGTTAATTCTATCTAAAGCAGATGGTTTAGCTTGAAGTGTTTTTTGACCCCATATACAAATTCCTTCTTTGAAAGTTGCAATTGGATTAACTCTACCTTCATATAAATCATCTCGTTCAGCATGAGTCAATCTAGTAGGTACATCTATAGCTTCCGTTAAGATACCTCTATTAAGACCTGCTGGTGCGAACCATTCAAACGATACTTGATCGTTTTTAGATATAACACCTGCCATTACCGTTGATGGTGGTACCCATACTGGTTTATTTTTATCAGTATCAAGTATTTTAACCCATGGCCAGTATGTAGCTGCATAGTTAGAGTCTAAAGATTTAACTGTATTGGTTACCGTTGATATAGTAGTTGTATCATATCCTACTGCATCCATAATATATAAAGCGTCACCTCTGTTCTCACAAGTATTTTTAGCATGAGTCGTAACTACTGAGTGTAATCTGTGATTGACACCTGGAGTTATCATTAAGTTAATATCATACTCATCTGGATTAGATACTGCGTTGATAGCTCGTTTAAATGCTTTTGAACCATCTTTCTCTGCAGTTGATAAATCAAATCCTAAGAAGTTAGTTGCTGTAATATCACTATCTCTTGCAATATAACGTGCTGGATTTAATCCGTCAAATCCTCCTTGGAATGGTACAATGAATTTCTTAGTAGATAAATTAATTGTTGTTCCATCTGGCGTTATAGTATCACCTGCTCCTGAATCTAATGATGCAGAAGGGTGTTGAGCACATTCTGAAAGATTAAAGTGTTTGTTAGAACCTACTGCACTGTTATCACTTAAAGGTAATAGGTAATTGTAGTTATCACTATCAAGGTAGTCAAATCCATAATGTATATTTTTATTATATACGTCATCTGCTATTTGAGATTTCTTAGTAAAGTGTGTCATAGTAACACCAGGCTGTACTTCTGCATTTGTATGACCTACAAATGATGCAGTCGGTAAGTTACCGTGATTAGCATGTAATGGTTCCTTCAATGCTTCAAAGCCGAAAGGTACTAAATCAGGTGAAACACCTTGATCTTTAACTTCTTCTGGTACTTCTACCCGTACATGATTTGATAAGTTTGGATAGTCACCAAATACTGTTACTTTACCATTTGCATCAATTTCTTGATATCTATCACCAATTACACGTGCTATAAAGTTAGGTGAATTAGGATCTAAAGTCACATTGTTATATTGTTCTACAATATGTGGTCGTAAATCTTTATCTGTTGATTTAGCATAAGGTGTGTTAGCTGAATGTATAGTACCATCTAAATCTACTCTTCTAACTGCTATTGAGAATGTACCATAATCACTACCTGCTACTGCATTAGGTGCTTTTACATTTGATATAGCAACCTTATACTGATAATTACAAGATGCACCATGAGATCTAGTATGGAATCTAAATAATCTAGTAGTTTTAGCTGCTTTATATGAACCTAAATTTTGAGATACGATAAAAGGTGTTCTTGCTTCATATCCATTATTAGATGAATAAGCAAATTCAAAGTCATCTTGAATATTAGTTGCAGTTACAGTTAGATTAGCATTAGCACTAAATGATCTAGATGCATAATTTTTAAATAACATNTAATTGTATACTGGCTTATATCTATCTTTTGGAGTTATTCCAAATACTTTACCTAACCATTGTTCTGAAGTTGAATCAATAGAACCTGAGTAAGTTGTATTAGAAGTTAATATATTGTTTGTATCTGTATGACCAGTTGTAAAGTTAGTAGTAGCTGTATAAGTTGCTACCCCGTCTCCAGCTGCATCATCAGTTAAGTATACTGTAAATGACTGACCGTCAATAGAACCGTTAGTCCATTTTTGTATACCATGTGATGGCTGTACAACAGAACCTGTAGTATTTGCTGCACCTGTACCAAATCCATTTGTTGGAGCTGCTACATCACCTGTAAATTTATTAAGAATACGAACCGAATTTGCTTTGCCGCTATTAGCGTCTGTAATATCTTTATATGCACTTCCATGTGATCCAGAAGCTGCTAAAGAAGCAGAGAATAAAGTAACACCTGCTACCCTACTTGCAGTTACTGAATTAATCGCATTTCTAATTACATTAATAATGGATGCAGAAACTGCTCCACCTGCTGCAGCATCACCTGGTATTGTAATCATTGTATTAAATACTGAACCTGCTGCATTTAAAGCTGCTGTTGCAGCTCCTGATGTACCATGAGCTGGATTACCTATGTTAGATCCTGTAAAGAAGAATCCGTATTTTTGATTAGCCCCTCCTGCTGGATCTGGACTTTCAAGTGCGAAATGAGCTTGAGCAAATGATTTAGATAAAATAGCACCTGCACCATATAAATATAGATTAGTCTGTTCTGGTGTACCATCGTTAAATTTAACTCCAAATTGTGCATCTGAATCTACTTGTGTTGGGTGTAAAACTGCCCATGTATTACCAGTACCACCAGCTGATGCAAGGTTTCCTGAACCTGATTCAACTGCTTGAATACCGATTAGGTAAGGTTTGTATCCAGTTAAACCAAGTGTTCTAACTACTGTTACTCTACCTGCACTCTTCAAATAAGCTTCAACTGTATATGGAACGTAACTATCTAAAGTTTTAGGTCCAAATACTGCTTCGAATTCTTTGAATGATTCTATAATTACTGGTTCAAACGCAGGACCTTTCACTGTTGGACCAACTATTGCTGCTCCTATCTGAGTGATCCCTGCTGGTAAGAAAGATAAGTCTCTTTCTCGTGTAAATACACCTGGGCTAACTATTTTTTCTGCCATTTTTTCTACTCCTAGAGTTTATTTTTAATTCTATTCAGGAAACGCTGCACCTGTTGGTAAAATGTTAAAGTCTAATACAATGAATTCAGCTGCTTTAGCCGGTTGCAAGAATAATTCACCTACCATTTGATTTCTATCAATTACGTCTGGTGTATTATTAGTTGCGTCCATTATTACCTTAAATGCGTGTAATCCTTGTCTTTGTTGTACTGATTCTAAATATGGGTTTGCAATGTTTAAGAATCTATTTCTAGTTGCTGAAGTATTGTTTTCAAATACTAGATATCTAGTAGCTGATGCAATAAACTTCTTAACTGCGATTAGTAATCTTCTAACATTTACTCTGTCAAGTGCAGAAGGTTTACCTTGAAGCGTTTTTTGACCCCAGATACATACACCTTGTCCAGGGAATGTAGCTATTGGGTTTACTCTACCTTCATATAAATCATCTCGCTCTTCATGAGTTACTCTATCTGCTGTTTCAATTACTTCAGTTAATGAACCACGATTTAAACCTGCAGGTGCGAACCATTCGAAAGCAACTTGATCGTTAAATGCTATTGCTCCTGGAACTACTACTGATGGTGGTACCCATACTGGTTTGTTTATGTCTGTATCTAATATTTTAACCCATGGGTAGTAAGTTGCTGCATAATTTGAATCAAATGCTTTAACTGTATTAGTTACTGTATTAATAGAGTCACCGTAAGCTGCTGAATCCATTACGTAGAATGCATCTCCTCTGTCTTCACATGTATTTTTAGCATGTGTAGTAGTTACAGAGTGTAATCTATGATTAGCACCTGGTGTTACCATTAAGTTAATATCATATTCATCTGGATTAGAAACTGCATTAATTGATCTCTTATAAGCTAATGCACCATCTTTCTCTGCTGATGATAAATCATATCCAAATAAATTAGCTGCAGTAATATTAGTATCCAATCCTACGAACCGTGCTGGATTAAATCCATCGAATCCACCTTGGAAAGGTATTACAAACTTTTTAGTTGAAAGATTAATTGTAGATCCTGCTGGACTAACTGTATCACCTGCTCCTGAATCTAATGATGCAGAAGGGTGTTGCTTTTGATCGCTAAGATTAAATGCAGTGTTATCTCCACTCGTTGTATCTGAATCTGGTAATGGTCGTAAATAATTGTGGTTATCAGCTTCAGTATAATCGAATCCGTAATAAACATTATTATTATAAACATTATCTAAAATTTGAGTTCTTTTAGTTGCAGAATGGTTATGATGTCCAATTGCTGATGCTGAAGGACAGCCTGTAAATCCTGTATCTGGTAAAGGCTCTACTAAAGCTTTATATCCAAAAGGAACTAGATCTGGTGAAACACCTTGATCTTTAACTGATTCAGGAACTTCTACCCAAATATGTCTAGATAAGTTAGAGTAGTCACCGAAAATACTAACTTTACCGTTAGCATCAATTGCTTGAAACTTATCACCTATTACTCGTGCAATAAAATTAGGGGAGTTAGGATCTAATGTTAAATTGTTAAATTGTTCTATAATTTCTGGACGTCTATCTGAATCACTAGATACTGCAAATGGTGATAATTGAGCATTAATTGTACCGTCAACATCTACTCGTCTTAATCGTAGTGAGAAGGAACCGTAATCACTTCCTGCTACTGAACCTGCTGCTCTAATATTATCAACTACAATTTTAAATTCAAAGTTAGTAGCTGTACCATGTGCACGTCTATGAACTCTAAATAAATCAGTTGTTTTACCACCTACCTTCTGTGAAGTAATAAATGGTGTTCTAGCTTCATACTCATTCTTATTAGTACTGTATCCTGTAGTTAAATCAATAGTCTTTCTACCTCTTGTAGTAACACTTGTAATACCTTCTGCAGACGAAGCTGCGTTAGATCTTGAAGCATGTGTACCAAAGAATAGATAAGTATATAAAGGCTTCTTTCTATCTTTAGGAGTCTTACCAAATACTTTAGTTACAAAGTTAGCTGATGTTGGATCTAGAGACATTGAGTACGCAGTAGCGCCTGTTTTACCTCCTGTAAGATTTTCAAATCCTGTAGATGCTCCAACTAAATCTCCTGTAATACCTACCGTTGTGTTAGTAGATGCATTATAATCTGCAGCTGAAGCTGATAGATAGAATACAAATCCTGATCCAGAAGTATCATTTACTGAACCTGATATTACTGTAAATTTAGCATCTTCATCTACTATAGATGGATGAAATACTGCAGTTGTTTTACTAGTTGCTGAAGCGTGAGGACCATAATTAGATACAAGTTCTGCTACTTGAGCAGTATAGCCTGATAATCCAAGTACTCTAACAACAGTTACTCTACCAGCACTACGTAAATATTGCTCGATAGTGTAAGGTACGTATGATTCTTTAGTTTTTGGACCAAATACTGCTTCAAATTCTTTAAATGATTCAATAATAGTTGGTTCAAATGCTGGTCCTTTTACGGTTGGTCCAATTACTGCAGCACCTATTTCTCCAATAGCTGCTGGTAAGAAAGATAAGTCTCTTTCTCTAGTAAATACACCTGGGCTGACGATTTTTTCTGCCATAATTAGCGACTCCTACTTTTAGTTATGATTGGGCTGGCTTAAATTCTCCTGACTGCGGATCTAATGTACCTGCACCATACTTTTCGTTTAATTCTTTAACTAGCGCTCGTTCTTGTTGCTCTAAGTCAATAATTTCTTTTTTTAATGCTACTTCAGCTGCATTGGCTGTGTCAAGTTGTCTTTCTAATTGAAATTTTTGAAAACTTAACTGCCCAAATAAAGCTGTTTTTTCTTGATACGTTTTTTGAACTTCTTGTATCTTGTCCATTTCTTCTTCTGTGAACTTAATTGTTTCTGACATAACTGTACTCCTCTATAATTTTTTTAATAAATTGAACAAACCACTCCTATTTGTGGTCCATAATAAATATGGAGATTACCACTCAAACACTCTATTACCTAACTAGATTTAACTAATTGCGGTAGTAAAATACCCTACGTAACTATCTTCACCTACAACTGTTACTACCATAGCAGTATTAGCTGGGACTGAAGCTACACCGTCTTGTGAAAGAGGTACTATAGTATCTCCAGAGTGTGGGAATACCTTTAATGCAGATCCTGCTTTGTTTTGTAAAGTTATAGTGTGACCTACTGTAAGAGTTGCGGCTTGTGGTAACGTTGCTGCTTTTGTAGCATCAGCTCCAGTAATAACTTGATGACCGATGCTAGGTAAATCTGCCCCATNTGC